CGTTTCGTGGTGCTGTTCAGATAGTTCGTCCACGCGGTGATGACAGCGCCGCTCAGCGGGTTGATGCGATACAGCAGACCGAGATCAAGAGCTCGGGACAGGGCGAGCGCACCAGCGTTGGCTAGCGTGCTGAGAACCTGAAGCTGATAGTCCTCGTCGGCCCACTGCACCTCCTGGTTGAAACGCATGGTGACCTGCGCCTTGTGCGGCACTGCGGTCACAACGCCGAACGAACCTGTGGTGCTGGACTTCTCCCCGCCTTCCTCGACGAATTCCGCACGGGGCCGGTCGTTGAAAGTGATGATGTCGGTGTCGCCGAAACGTTGCGGTTCCGCGCCGGAAAGCGCGGCCACGACCGAACCGGTTTGTACCTTGCCGACGATGCCGTCGGCGATGTTGCGAGGGAGGTTCTTCAGGTCTCCGCTACCAAATGTTGCCACGATATGGCTCCTTACGTTGAAAAATGAAAATTATTGTTGTTGCCCACCGGAGAAAAGATTGCGAATGTACTCCGCAATCTCCGAAACCCCCGGCTCGCCCGGCACATCAGCCTGATTCGGCAGCACCGGAGCCTTGTTGACGTATTTCTTGACGACCTCGGCCTTGGCTTTCAGCTTCTCCTCCGTGTCTCCTTCCAAAAGCTCGGCTGGAATGTTGTTCTCAGCCGCGATCTTGGCTTTCAACTCGCGAAGCGTCTGCGCCTTCTTGATTCCGTCAAGCTCGCCAACGGTTTTTTCGAGCTGTGATTGAAGTTCATCCGTTTTCGCGGCCTTCTCCTTCAACTCGTCGAAACCTTGGTATTTCGCACGTTCCCGCGCGATTCGCTCCTTGACTATCTGATTGACCTCGCTTTGGGTGAACCTCTGCTCATCCTCTGCCGGAGTCTCGGGCTGTTCGCTTTGAGATTCGTCGGTCGTAGTGTTTTCAGACATGACGTGTCCTCCCCTGTGGGTGCACTGCTAGTTGTTTCCACGAAAAACCCTCGCGTAAGGTGCCATTATTTGAAGGCGCATGGCTGCGTCCCACTGCCAATGTTTCGGCAGTGTAAGCATTATTGTTTTGGCTGCACGCCATCCGTGTAGCTGTCGGGGTGCATGCGGCGCATGTGCGCGAGGATTGACTCCGTGCTGGGCGTATGACCGTCGGATTCGGATTCGGCGGCGTCGCGGGCCGCAAGATACCTGCCGTACATGGAATCGGGATCATAGCCCTCGATATGCGAGGTCTCCGCATCCCACTCCGCAACCACTTGGCAGTCGCAGTCATCGTGATATTTATCCTGATATTGTCTGATACCACGGTGCTGCGCCTGATATTCCGTGTAATAGACAAACCCACGGCTTGCGAGCATTGAGCAGAACACGCAGGTCTTCGCTCCGGTTGGCACTCGGGCGAACCGTGGCTTGCTCGGATCATAGCGAACGTTGCGAGCTACTGTCTCGCGCCCCGAATACTGCACCCAACGGTTCAGAGCGCCTTCAAGGAACGCGGCCATGTCAGCACTGTTGCCTGTGAACAGGTCACCGGCCTTGTAGCGCACCGTGGCCTGTATCGCAGCATCGGGGAAGGGATCAGCCGTCACAGGCTCATAGGAGCCGCCGACCTGCTTCGCCCTGGTGCGCTCATACCATTCCGCGGCAGCCGAAGCAGCGATGTTCCCATACTTGCGAACCAGTGCAGGGATCTCATCGAGCAGCAGATCACGCTGCCATGCTGGATCCATCCCCTGTATTGTTTGCCACAGTGACTGCATTTCGCGCTGCGCCAGCCTGACCGCCTGCTTCTGCGCCGCCGACAGTTGGTTCACGTCCAGTCGAGTTGTCACCGGAAGCTCCTAACAGTCTGTCCAATGCGGATGAAGCCTGCGCTTTGGAAGCGTTCTGCTTCAATGATGCTATCTGGTTTGAATCGAACCCTGCGAACCGCAAACCGGTATCCGAAGTAGCGAAACCATCAATCACGCCAGCATATTTGCTGAAGGCATCAGCAGCCGCAGCGGGCGACTGTAGGCTAATGCGTTCGAACGAAGCCACGAGAGAACGAAGCTCATCCGACACAACCGTTTCATTGTCACGAAGCAGCACCGCCTTCTGCCCGACATGCACGAGAGCGCGAGAGAACAACCTGTTCTGCGCCTCCGCCTCGCGGATCAGCCGCCTGTAGGCTGTGTCCATCGCTTCAGCAGATTCGGGATTATCCGAAACAATCCCGAACGCCGAGGCAGGAAGGTTGCTCGAAGCCGCGACCATTCGGGTGATCATGCTCAAAGAATCCAGATGCGGCTGCATCGTCGCCTGCTGAATCTGATGCATGGACGGAACGTCGCCGTTCTCATCCCTGCTAATCGAGTTCGCATGACCGTACATCGCCGACCATTTGTTACTATCGCCGAATGCGTCCTCATCCAACCCAAGGAACCATAGCTGAGGGGCAGTATAGAACTCGGCCGTGGCCTCCATGCGGACGAACGTGCGGAATCCGGCGTTCGTCAATCCGATGACCGGTCGTGAAATGCGCGAGCGCCCGAACGGCCTGTTCAGCTGCGGGTCATATCGCAGCGGCTCAACCAGCGTAGAATGCAAAGGATTCGACTGCCGACGATCCACACGCCACACGCCACGGCTCTTCACGCACGAAATCGTATAGTCTGGAAGATATACGGTAAACGCGATAGGTATACCCTTCGCAGCATCTGTGATCGCAATCGCAGAAGAAACCCTGCGACGACGATTATCCCAAAGCGCCGCACTCCAATCAGCAGCTCTCGCCGCTACAACCACTCTGGGGTCACCGGCAGCAGTATCGCCTCCCGCAACTGTAAGAAACGCGCATGAATGCTTGTACGCGCTCACAATCGCCTGCGGAAGCTCCACGTCCAGATCATTGTCGTAGACGATCTCATCCAAGCCGAAAGGCACGCCGTCCGACGTGGGAGAAGAAAAACCGTTGAACACGTTCATGTCCGCCAACGCGCGAACCACCATGCGCGGCCAATCCAGCACATTATCGACCTTCGAGAGAATCTTCGGCGGAATGCTGATGCCGAAATCCTTAAAAGTGTTATGCGCGTCATATAAGGCGCTGCGCCGCCGATTCCCGGCGAAATGCTCACGCCACACTTTGAAAAGTTCACGCACGACGGATAGCTCGGAATCCGACAGGCCGTTCACGCTGATGTTCTCAAGATTGTCTGTCGAAAGCAATGTCTCACGCGGACTTCCGATAAAATTCTCGGCATTGTCCTTCGACAGTTCGGGTTGCAGAACGATTTCGCTCATGAGATCATCACCTTCTGCTTTCTTCCCGGGTGCCGTTTGCTCGTGGTCGCATTCCAATACGCCAAGGCGACGCATTCCAACGGATACACGTCCTTGTTCTCCATGCTCGGCTCGTATCCGAAGCCGCCATCGTTCCCGATCTTCCTATGCTTCGCGTGCTCGGCGGCATCGTTCAGCAAAGGCTGATTGAAATGCGTGATACGACCGTCCTGCAACGCCTGCTCGAACATCGAGGTGGCGTTGATGAGATCGCCCGCACGAGGGGTTATCACGACATTCGCAGGGATCTTCCTGTCGGCCAGCTCCTGCACCAGCGTGGGCGCGCCGACCCTGCCGTCGATGACGATGCCGATGGCGTTCGAGGCACGCTGTTCAAGGAAGTCGGCAAGCCAGCCCACGCCCTCACGCGCCGACCTGTAGCCGATCACCTCGATATGCGGCTTCTCGCCGGAATCCTTCGGAGGACGCACACAGGCCGACAGGCTCACGTTGCTGCCGTCCGGCGCGAACTTCACCGCATAGCTGCTGTACCCGTCCATAGCGGGCTTTTTCGTGGCGCACGCACGCCACTTGTTCAAATCCAAATCACTCAACGCGCTCGCCTGATCGTTCCACCAGCCGAGACGCTCACGGGCGAAACCGTCCGGCGTGAACTTCTTCAACTCCGAATAGATGACGGTGGGAAGAAGCCGATACCCCAAAGCGGGGTTCGTTCTCGCCCAACGTTCGCGGTCGTTCACATCACCGATCTCATTGACCGACCACTCATACCAGCACAGACGCTTCGCACTCCCCGAACGGGCTTCCTTGCGGATACGCGCGAACACCGTACCGGCCGACGTCGGCGGCGTGGGAGTACCAGTATAGATCGTCTGCGGGTCGCCCGAAGGGGCGGCGGAGATGGCGGGCTGGATCGCCTCCATCTGCTCGTCGGTCAATTCCTGAGCCTCATCGCACACCAAGTCGTCAACCGTGAAACCACGACCCGACGACTTGGAGCGGGCGATGAATTCGATCTGACCGCCGTTCTTCAGTTCGATGGCCTCCTGGCCGTTCGTCAGCCTGATCGACTGCACCAGTTCCGCCAGCTCGGGGTATTTGCGCGGATTCTCGAAATACGCCTTCATGCGCAGGAAATGCTTGCGGCAGGTCTTCACCTCATGCGCCGTATGCAGGATCTTCCTGCCTTGGATCGCGCTCTTGTACAATTCCAGAAACTCAAGGGCCGCGTTCTTGCCGTTCTGGCGGGGAACGCTCAGACCACAGTCGGACGCGGTGTATTTCCCGACCTTTGTAGTGCCAAGCCACCCATCGAGCACTTCCCGCTGCCATGGGTCGGGCTCGAATCCGTAACCAGACGCCAAGTCGCACGTGTCCGGCCCGTCCGAATACAGATGGCGGGGAACCACCGAAAAGCTAGGCTCTTGAACGCCTTTGAGACCCGCCATTCGATTTTCCCCTTCTCCGCTCCGCTATCTCCTCAAGCACCGTCACCCGATGCTCGACCTTCACCTCGGCCTGCGCGATCTGCCTGCGCGCGTCAGGCGTCACGCCGAACGACTTGAGCCTCGACGACAGTTCGGGAAGACGATCAAAATTGCCGGACCCCCAGATATCCGCATGAATGAGCGCCGTGTCCAGCAGGTACTGCCAGTCGGCGTCAAGCCATGAGTCCGAGCCTGGAATGGATGGCAACGCATTCCACCAAGCCTTCGTCTGCACTGGCCATTCGATGCCTTCCGGCAGTTCTGGCTGGGACATGTTGGATCACCTCCAGATCACGAGCCGGAAGACCGGCTACCACCACGACCGAACGCACGCCGAATATTACCAGCTACACGACGGACAGTACTGCCTGCACGATTAAGTAAGTTCCTCATCACTCCACCTCCTTCACGAGGGCATGAAAAAACCCACCCCCATGTGAGGGTGGGCACAATCAGTCAGCAGAGGTCAGGAAAGCTGTTTGAGAACCGCTATTCCGTCCAGATACTTGTCGCCAATCTTGGTCAGGCCATGCGAGGCGAGAAAACCGTCCTTCGTATCACGATCCTTGAACACGAGCGCGAACCAGATATCGGAATCAGTCACATCGGCAAGCTTCCTGGGAGCCTTCGCACTCACGAACGCCTCATGCAGTGCTGCAAACTCAGCTAGGCAATCCTGCTCAAGATCGTTCACGTAAGTCACGTTCGCCAGAGGATCGGCGGTCTTCTCGAAACCCAAACCGCCGAACGAAACACCCGCGCCGAAACCGAAGCGCGCCGCCGACCCGGACTGTTTGAATGAACCCGAGACAGTCTCGTACTTCACCAGCTCATGCAACGAGCCGAAGCCAAAACTGGTGCGCCACTTCGCCAAATCCGATTCAGATGGGAAGCAGAGGCACAGCCAGAACTCCGTATCGGTGGCATTAACGAATCTTTTCCGCTCATTCCTGGCGCGATCCCGATACTCGACCTGCTCGGTCGTGAGCTTCGCGTCATTCTCCGCACGCTGCTCGGCCTTCGACAGCTTCCGCTTGAACACAATCGGCTTACCTGACATGATCCACCTCCAAAAGCGGGAACCATGACTTCAGCACCGCGAAATCGTCCGGAGCCTTCTCCTTCAACACGGCGGTGAACCGCCTGTCGAGACCATCGAACGACCTTCCGAACCACTCATAGTCGATGGGCAGATCGACACCATGCGAGGAAATACAATCCAACGTCTCCGCCTTCAGCCAATCTCCAATCGGACTGACCTTCTTCAGACGCTTGCGGAAATACCCATACTGGGTGAAAGCCCCACGACGCTGAATCGAGTCGGCGGCACGCACACCATCCGCAACCCACGTGTCCTTCGGCAATCCAAGATCATCACGAATCAGATCCCACATCTGGTCATACGACGGAGTGGGCAGCTTCGCCGCCTCCACAACCCGCAGCCGCTCGGGAGCCTGGAACACGGCACTGTTGATCCAGCGATACAGGCTCGGGTGCGGGTAGCGATGAATCCGCTGACCGAACTTCGACTCGAAATACTCCAACTCGTCATCGACGAACCTCAAGCCAGGCACGTAATAGAGATACGCGGGAACGACCTCGATGCCAGCATCCTCCAAGGCCAACCACGTCGCAATCGAATCCTTGCCGCAGGAAAAAGCCAGCAAAACCGGCCTACTCTCGGCCTTGAGCTTCGCGCGCACCTCCACGGAAGTGCCCTGATTACGAATAACAGTGGTCATCGCGTCCACCTCCTTCCAGTCATGCGAACGAAACGGCTGTGGGAATAAAACTCGACGCCATCACGCTTGAAACTCGGAGCCGACGAACGCACGAACACATGCAAGCCCGCGCCAGAAGATGAGACCTCCGCATAAATCGAATCTGGCAACAATTCGACAGCCTTCGACGGTGGTGCTTTCAGGTTCACATGGTCGAAATCCCAGCACGCCAGATCATCGCCAAGCATGATGCCGAAACCGTCGCCAGCAGATGAATCACGAACAGCCTTGTAGCTCGCCCATGTTCGCGAATCGGTAGAACTCGCCGGTCGGCCATCGCACCGGATGGGACGCTTGCCGACGGCACGCACCCAACGATTAAGCGAAGTCAAATCCTTCGGAATCGAATTCAAACGACGGAAATTCCGCACCCTACATTTACCGGAGCAGAATCTCTGACGGCTTCCGCCGTGAAAGACGTTCCGTCCGATATAAGTGCCGCACTCCTCGCAAAACTCACTCATGACGATCCTCAATATTGAAAGTCATAATCTGATTGCGCAGATCTCGAGCATACTTTTCAGCATCCGCCAGGTTAACAAAGCCGCCCTTTTTGTACCTCTCGCCATTGTGATGCACTTCGACAATATATCGCTGCCTAACTCGGTCAAAATAAATGTTTCGCCTGCCAGAATTACTGTTGGTGACGGGGCTGCGGTTCTCGCTGTTTTGCGCTGCTGTAGCAAGCCTCAGATGATTTGGATTAACACATTTGCGATTACGGCAGATGTGGTCGATCTGCATGCCATCGGGAATTTCCCCCTTGTAAAGATCATACGCGACTCTATATGCTGCCGTCGGATGATTATTTACAGAAACGACTCCATAGCCTTTTTTGTTTAAGGTTCCCGTCCAGTTCCAACAGCCCTTATCGTCCATCATGAACCATTTGGAAAATCGCAACAACAGCTTGCGGGTATCATTATCCACATCGACTCCTAACTAGTCGGTCACGCCGCTGGGTACTGGTAACACCGCAGCGGCATTTATATAATCAGTATATCACACATGTAACGCTTAAACCGCACTGTATAAACAATTGTCAATGTTTTTAATTCACGATGCCAGTCTTCTGTTGCTGGTTGTCAAAAGTACTGGGTCGGTCTACGAAACGGCCCCTGCGGTGCCAAAGAATTATGAAAAACATGACATGGCTGGTTATCCACATCTCTCGGGGGTATGCAGAAGCGCT